CGCGGTTCTGGTGCTGTTCTGCGGTTCTGGTAATTCTGCCATGATTCCTCCGTAACGCCGGGGCGTTGCCGCCCCAGCTTGTGATTACTTCTTTGCCCAGGGCGTGGCTGCCGCAACCTTGCCAGTTGCAAAACCTGCCGGTGCTGCCGCTTTAGCTTTAGGCGCCGGTGCGCCGGTGGCCGTCGAATAACCCTTGATGCGGTTGGTCATCTGTCCGCTTTGCGGGTTCAGCTCTTGCACCACGTCAACCGTCAACGGGATATTGTGCAATTCCTCGGAATCACCCGGTTCGAGCACGCCGACACAGTGACAGATAGCGCTCAACTCGCGCTCGGCGATCTGAACCGCGGTTGCGTTGGGGTTGACCAGATTCAACCTGGTCCAGAGTTTCCGGTTGCTGTGCTTGGTGTCGCCGATCACCTCCATGGTCAGCATCAGGTAGGCGCCGGTTCCGGCTTTGGTTTCCTTCATCTCGCTGTCGGTGATGATGACTTCGTAGCGGCCAGCGGGCAGGGCGTCGAAGGACTGTTGCGGCTCGATGTTTGCGGCGTTGAAATTAAGTGAGGCCATGATTATTTTCCTTTTGATTGTTTGGTTGTTTCGGTTGTGGTCGTCATTGCGTCTGCCAGTGCTGACCAGTCCAACGGCAGTGAATCGGGTAATGAGTAGCGGTTCTTTGCAAGGTAGGCCGGTTTCTCACTGGTATATAACAGGCGCTCGCCGGTGCTGATGCCGCGGCTTACTTTGTTGTTAAAGCCCACATCTGACGATTTGACGATCGTCTTGTAATTGGCAAATCCCACTACATCGCACCATTCCTGCACCAGGGCGCTGCTGCGGGCCTGCAGCTTGGGTTGATACCTTTCGTAAGGCTCAACCTCGGGGCTGTCGAAACGCTTGATCTCGCAGTGTGCCAGCAGGATGCTGGCCATGCCTTTGCTACGCAGGGCGGTCAGATCGTCAAGGATCTTGCGCCAGAGATCCGCGGCGATCACGGCGCCTTTGCCGTAGGCCAGATCCTTAGCTTCATACTGGCCGTTGATCTGTTCCCAGATCAGGTTATCCAGCCAGTCTAGGCTGTCGATGACAACCGTCTGGAAATCGTGCTCGCCTTGCAGAGCTTTTAAGGATTCCTGAACATCTGAGAACTTGGTTGCCAGCGGGAAATGATCCGCTTCAAGGCGCCCCAATCCATCCTCAGTGAGGATGAATATCGGGTTCGGTGCGCTAGCGCCGAAGGTCGTCTTGCCCAGCCCATGCGGGCCGTAGACCATAATGCGGGGCGGCTGGATGCTGGTATTGCGGGATATTGCTTGCAGTTTTATAGCCATGATTCCTCCGTTAATTAAGTGAAAACAACAGAACAACAAAAATCCAAAGTGATGCGAACATTCCCAACACAAGAATGCAATCAAGAATAATCTGTTTCATATCTGCCCCTTGTCGTCGGCTATTTCCTGCGCCAATTCCTCAAGCATGTCTGTGTCGGCAATGTCTTTTTTGAGCATGGCTTCCACCATGTCATGCAGGCGCTCAATGCGTATTTCCAGTGCCTGCTTGTTGGTGCTGAGTGCTGCGACCACCAGCTCGAAGGCGTAACTGGTGTCGAGGTTGTCGGCAACGAACTCGTAGAGATCGACTTGCGGTTTGCTATGTTTAGGGTAACTGCCGTAGTCGAGCACTTCTTCGACGATGGCATCACAGGCGTCTGCGCGGTCATTGTCTGTGATTTCGCAAGATTGACGGTTGAAGGGGAAACAACGTTTGCAGTCGTCGGCACCGCAGAGGCAGGGTTCTATTGACATGGTGATTCCTTTCGGTTGGTCGGTTGGGTGCGCCCCCGAGGGGGCGCGGTATAAAACTATTCGTAATCGTAATTTTCTATGTTTGAGCAACCGTTATCGACCCAACGGCCTTCTGCTTCGTTCATTGCTTCGCACGACTCAATCCATGCAATGTTATCCATTTCTTCTTCGTGTTGAGCCAGAGCAACAACGTGAGAGTCATGTAATGTTTTCATTTTGTTTCCTTTCGGTTGGTTGGTTGTTAGTTTGCTACGGGTAAGCTGTTGAGCACTTCCAGTGTGTCATCAAGGCTAACGTATTCGGATTTGGCAATCAGCGTGGCTTTGCCGTTTCTGGCGTAAGACACAACTACAAATTGCATTTTGCCGCCCATGATGCGCGTGCCGTAGCCTTTGGCTTTTGCTGCTTTTGAAATTTCAGTGGCTTCTTGTAAGGACATGATGTTTCCTTTCGGTTGGTCGGTCGGTTGTTTTCTTCTGTTGCGTTACTGCATGGCTCACAATATAATCGGGCAGAAACAGGTTGTCAACAACTTTCTGCAACTATTTTATAGGGGTTCATTTTCGATGCGAACAAGCGATGCGATTACATACTTCGAAGGGCGCCGAGCACTGGCCGAACGACTGGGGATTAGCACTCAGGCGGTGGCAAAGTGGGGCGATGCGGTGCCAGAGGGCGCCGCCTACAAATTACAGATCCTGACGAACGGGCGCCTGCGGGTAGATCCGGCACTCTATCCTGGTCGGTGGCGCCGGAAGGCGGGGAAATGAACGTAAAAAGGGTAATCAGGCCGCCGGACATGACCTGTTCTTTCTGCGGCGGTAAGGGCTTTCAGACAATTGAACGGGCCGCTGGACAGTCGTTTGTGTGTAAGGACTGCCGCAAGACTTACCGACGCAAGTCAACGAGTGGCAGCGGTCAGATTGCTGGGCCGGTTTATCATCGGACGCGGGAAATATAGGGGTGCGACATGGATAAAAAATTAAATGTTTACGAACTTGCCAATCAATTATCTTTAATTGTTCAAGATCAAAATGTAAGTTTTTCAACTGGCCAAGTGGCATTTTGTGCGGCTTTTGCTTTTGCTTTGTTTAAGCAAGGTTTTACAAAAGAACAAACAAAAAAAATATCTGCCGATCTTATAGATCTTGTATATAAAGATTTTAAGAATAAACCATTGAACTCATGAATCCGCATTTTGACAGTGAGGCCGAATTGCAAGAGGCGCTCACCTTATGGTTCACGAAACTGGAATTGCCTTTTCGCAGGCATCCGACAATTGACGGCGGCAGTGTGCCGGATTTCGGTTTATTGTTTGGCGATACGCCGTGGGGCTTGATCGAAGTCAAAAAGGATCTGGACTATGCCACCTTCAGCGTAAAGGATGCCGCCGATTATTTTGAGCAATGCTTGAAGTATAGAATTACAACCGATTTGCCGGTTTTTTTAGGACCGTTTTTTGTGCGGCGCCTAAGTCTTTCGCGGTTCTTTTCCGGTGGGGCCCAGGCTAGTGCGGTTGCTTCGTTTTCAGCAATCGCAGGTAGGCTTGACGTTGGTCTGTTTTTTGTGCAACAGGATATTGATGGCGATGCTTTGTCCTGGTCCGGTCTGGCGCTGACCATGCGCCAACAACGGGTCGGCCAGTGGAATAAATGGTATAGGCATAGCGATGTTTGGCCACAAGAAAAAATTAAGATGGTTGGATTGAACAACGCCGCATCTAAAAAAGTGAGGAAATAATGATGACTGACACAGCGGCGGCACCATCTGCCGGGATTATTTCGCAAGGGTTGGCGATCGTCAGGCCAGCAGGTAATTTGCTGCTGGTGGCCATTTGTCCGAGAAAGGCCGAGCCGATCCGCGCTAAAGGCTTTATGATGCCGGAAGAATCTCAGGCGGCGGCAGATTGGGCGTTGGATCTCAATATTCGATTACGCATGAACTTGTATTTTACCGTCAACGTCACGCCAGAACGCCACAAGAAAGCCGCAAAAACAGATATGACACAGGCAGTCAGCTTTTGGTCAGACTGCGATCCACAAGTGTTTAAGCATGGTGGCTACGATAAGGCGCGGGATTACCTGCTATCCAACACAGTGCCGGCATTGCAAGGTAAGGCCACTTACGCAATTGACAGCGGCAACGGCATTTCCCCGTTTTTTGAATTACGAGATCCGTTACAAATAAATGGCGACTTTGCCAGTTATGAGGCGTTGAACGATCAAGTGGGAAAGGTCTGGTCTGGCGCCACAACGCACAATTGCGATCGCGTGATGCGGTTACCCGGCACATGGAATTATCCGAACGACGCCAAGATTGGCAAAGGGTATCCCAGTGAGCCG